CAGCATCTAATCCTAACCGGAGGATCCCCTCTCAAACAGGAGCAACGGTTGATAGAGTTCGTTGACGCTATCATCAAACGCTACCACTTCAAGCCATATATTGAGGTTGAGAATGAAGCAGTACTAATGCCCTCCCAGGAGCTCCAAGACCTAGTAGATTGGTGGAACAACTCACCTAAGCTAGCTAACTCAGGTATGAAATCCAGAGTGCGAATTAAGCCGGAGGTGATGGAACATATGGCTTCCCTGGAGAACAGTTCATTCAAGTTTGTAGTTTCTAGTCCCTCTGACTGGGAGGAGATTGTCAGAGACTACATCGAGCCGTTTGATATCACTAAGGATCAGATCATCCTGATGCCTGAAGGTCAGACGCAAGCTGAACTTCAACTAAGCAGACCAATTGCAGCTCAGATGGCAATTGAACATCAAGTGAGGCTTTCTGATAGGCTTCATGTAACCATCTGGGATAGGGCTACAGCTGTGTAATGAAGAAGTTAGTACAACAAATCAAGGCCCTATGGGCAAGGCTATTTGCCAAAAAGCAACCCAAGCCAGTCTTCCATCTGGAATACGTGTACGAGGAAGATGTCAAGCGACAGAATCTCAATAGGGCAGCTAAGGTAAGAGAGGATCAACTTTCAGAGTTTGTGTTCAACGGAGAGCCTTTGTATAGGACAGAGGGACACGGACATAGCTTTGTATGGGGATACTATAAGAGCTACATCACCAAGTCTGGCAAGGTAGCTGAGCACTACTATATCAGAGGCCTCTGGCTGATTGAGAATGAGTTCTATGAGTGGCTGGATGGTAAGTTTGTAGTAGTACCGCGCAGAAAGACTGACCCTTCAGCATTTAGTACTCCAACACCATTTCCTCTAATCAAATCAGTGATACCAAAGTTAAAGACCACTGAGCTGATTTCAGTACAGCCGATGCTACCACCTACCAAGTGAGATCGTGGAACTGGAAGCGGATCATAACCTACCACCTCAAGTGGCAGGTAGGTATTGTGATCATGTGGCCTTTGATTGAGTTTTGTCAACGAATACTAGGGCTCAGTATCCTACCCTCCTTACTGCTCTCTAATCTGATTGGAGCACTGTTGTTTTACAATTTGGATTGCCGTATATTTGAAGCCAAATCACAGCTATGAGCTTTACAACACTAGAGGAAGCAAAGGATCGTGCACGAAACGATAGACCTTACCATAACTACGAAACCTGGTCTGATGGCTATCGAGCTAACGATGGGTTGTACAAGGTGGAGGCAGAAGTTTCTAGACACACAAAAGAGTAGCACATGAAATCAGAATATGACATAGTAGTTGAGCTCAACAAGAACTTACCCGAAGCTACACACATACAAGGAATAGTGTGGAGTTTATGGGATAGTGGTTACGCTTCCTCCATCTCATTTGGTAATCAGATGATGTGGGATGCGGAACTATCGATTGTAGAGCACACTGAGGAGAGTGATTACTACCAGGATGTGCATGACTACTGCATCAAGCAGTTGGCCAAGTATCGCACTATGATAACAGGGGCTTTGGAGGCCTACGGTATCCATGAGGATTAAAGTCAAACACTACTCCACCTCAATTGAGATCGACGAGGCTGTTCTCCCCGGTATGATCAACCAATATGGTAGTACTCAACCCACTAAGATCCGATTCACAGACGATCATCCGTACGTGATCAAAACTCTAGAGAAGATGGTCGAGCAACTAATCAAAATCAGACAATCTGATGATAGACCCCAACCAACAACCTAACCACATTGACTTCAAACCTGAGTCAGTGGACCTCCCTTCAAATTATGAGGAGGATCTAGATAGAGAGATGATGCTAGATTTCATCGCTCAGAATACTTTCAGGTTAGATGAGGAGGATGGAGTAGTACAACTACTAGCCACTGCAGCCTTCCACGAGCATACTATGCAAACCCTTAACCAAACTTTCCCGGCTAAGTCTGATCTGACACCTACGGCAGGATGGGTTAATGAGCTGATCCGTAGGCGAGCAGAGCTTCCAGGTGTATTTGTTACCGCACTTCCCACAGCCCCAAACAAGGAGCAGACTGAGATGATTCAAGTGGTGCTTACTAAGTTCGAGAGTCTCGATGAGTTGATTGCAACGATCAAGAATTGCTTGGAGGCGCAGGAGCGTGTGTACTTGTACGGTACAGTGACAGCTCCAGATAACAAGCCCATGTTGCGTTGGTTGCATTATTGATTGATAAGCCTTATATTACACCAATGAGATACCTAAACACTGCATCTTTTACACGGATAGGGTATACTTATCTGCATGATAGACTACAGAAGGTTGTGGAGAAAGTCTCACGGTGCAATACCCCTAGATGAATCAGGAAGGAGGTACGATATACATCACAGGGATGGTGACAGAGAGAATAACGACATTGAGAACTTGATGTGTATTTCGATGCAAGAGCATATGGAGTTGCATATTAGTCAAGGAGATTGGGCGGCCGCCTTTCGGATAGCTCAGAGAATGGGTATCAGTCCGGCAATCAAATCGGAGTTGATGAGCCGATCTAATAAAAAGAGACTTGCTGCAGGAACACATCCATTTCAACAACCGGATATTAGAAAATTAACTGCCGATCGCACCGCTAAGCTGGTAGCCACCGGGAAACACCCTTTTCAGAGACCTGAAGTAATTCAGAAAGCTGTTAGAGTTAAATCTGAGAAGTACAATCATCAAGAGCTTTCTCAACACGCTCATTTAGGATGGGCTAGATGGAAGAGGGATAACTGTGACGCAACTTCCCGAACCCTGCAGGGTAGTAGGGTAGGTGCTGATAGAACGAGAGGTTCTGTGTGGTACCATAAGCTCGACGGTACTCATATTAGAACCAGGCCTGATGATCCTAGGATTATAGAGGGGGGTTGGATTCAGGGGAGGTTTAGATCTACAAATACCAAAACAAAGAAAGATGAGGTATCTTAGTACAAAGTTGTTTGATAACTATTCAGTAGCATTGCGACAATGGAAGGCCAAACACTCGGATTGTTGCAAACTTCATGGCTATGCTTTCAAGTTCAAGGTGTGGTTTGCATCTAATGAGCCAGACATCGACAAACAGCTGGATGATATGAATTGGTGTGTTGATTTCGGGGGATTCAAACCACCACCACGAGGCAACGGTCTCAAGGACTGGATGAACCATATGTGGGATCATACTACTTTGATTGAAAAGGATGACCCCAACGCAGACATCTTTGTACAACTAGAGCAGATGGGACTATGTAAGCTCCGTCTACTAGACAAGATGGGAGCTGAGAGCTGCGCAAAGCTAGTGTTCGATAAGTTCAACGATGTGCTATCCAAGACTGATGCTGGCCGCTGTAAGGTGGTTAAGGTAGAGTGTTTTGAAAATGACAACAATAGTTCAATTTACGAGGAAGCATGAACTGGACATATACAACAACCTGGGGTGATTTAGAGGTAACCTACACAATAACATACAATGGACGATCCTAAGCACGTTAAACTGGAGGACATGACTGAGGAGCAGTTAGTGTACACCGCTGAACGAGACTCAAGTGAATCCAGAGCTAACCAAGCTATGAAACTACTCCGCTTTAAGCACCACCACTCCTACATCTGGTGCTGGGACTGTGATGGTCTTGTGATCAAACAGTCGGAGTGCTGTCTCAATAAAGTATCACCATCAACAGATAACCCAGATGTGGCTATTGATTGGTAGTGTAGTAGTACTATTTGGACTAGCGTACCTCTATGTCTGCAGCCTAGATAGTATCCCACCAGGTTATGATGGGGAGGATCTATTTACCTTAGATGACGACGAGCGAGATGCATGAGATCCTACATACCATCGGGCTTTGTCCAGATGCCTTAACTCACTTCGACCTGCTGGACCTGCTAGTTGCAGATCCTCAGTTTTTTACCTACCTCTCACTTCAAACCAATTACCATGTTACTAAATGCAAGTCAGCTATTACCTCTATTGCAAACCAATGGAAAAGGATCTCCAGCCCAAGTAGGATTTGACCTGACAGTCTGTGAGATCAAAAGGATTGGAGGAGGTGTAGTTGCTCAGGATAAGACTACCATACACCCCTACGAACTGACGATGCCCTCAATGGGGCCCACGGGTAAGTTGATGTATTCGCTTCCTGCAGGAGCATACTCCCTGACCTTTGACCAGGGGATTAAGCTACCTTCAGATAAAACAGCATTCATTGTACATCGCTCCAGTATAGTTAGGTGTGGTTCGTTTATCACTAGTGGGATTTTTGATCCGGGATTCAAAACCGAACAACTCGGTGCTGTGTTGTTTGTGGTGGAACCTCTGCTAATTGAGAAGGGAGCGAGAGTTGCACAGCTGTTTGTCCACGAGAATTATGAGGCTGAGTTGTATGCTGGCCAGTGGGCTGGATCCAAGGACTATAAGTGATGCGCAAGTTCATCGAAGTCAGGCTAGACATCGAAGCAATCCATTGCTGGGCTAACTGTGACATTGAGGAAGTGGAGTACTTGAAGCACCCACACCGCCACACCTTCCAGTTCTTATGTCGAGCTGAGGTTACACATGGAGATAGGGACATCGAATTTATCAAGTTCAAGCACGAGATCAAAGGCTATCTAGGATCAAAGTACTACGACAAGAAGTACAAGTGCTGTAATTTTGGTACGATGAGTTGTGAGCATTTGGCTGAAGAGGTCCTTACTCAATTCAAACTCACTCGCTGCAGTGTGTCTGAAGACGGGGAGTTTGCAGGTATAATCGAAGCCTAAGCCCTACTTATAGTAAACCGAGGCATGCAAGACAAGATCCCAGGAGGCTTAGCAGCTGATCAGACTCTAAAGTCGCTGCAAGCAAAGTACCCCTCCCTAGACATGAGGGCTGCAATAATCAAAGGGGCTAGGGTTGAGATGGAGCACACTACTGATCCCAAGATAGCAGTGGAGATTGCAATGGATCATCTGATGGAAGACCCCAAATACTACAACAAACCCCTACCCTAGTGACACACCTAGTTCCAGAGCCAATTGTACTTGTATTTGGTAAGATCTGCAGTGGCAAGAGCACATATGCTGATGCCCTCTCTTACGTAACCAAGGCAAAGCACATCACAGTGTCTGATATCGTTAAGCGAGTATCAGGAGCCACCACTCGTAGTACTTTGCAAATGACTCAAGACTTAGACGAAGCAATTGCAGTTGAGCTAGTCAAAGAGATCGAGAAGTATGGTAAGGTAGTAGTTGACGGTATTAGGCAGAAGTCAATTGTGGATTGGCTACTTAAACACTTCCATAGTGACGACATCCTAATGTTGTGGCTAGACACCCCAGATGAAATCAGAGAGTATCGCTTCCACGATCGTATTATGACCAAGGATGATATCTCATTTGAACAAGCAGACCAAAGAGATGCAGAATTAGGGCTACTTGAGTTGCAAGAGGCACTAAAAAAGCAGTATGTTACAATCAACAACTAACCTATAGAATGAAGTTACAGCTACTAGACAAGGCCAATGGAAATATGGTCCGCACTGAGAAGGAGAAGCAGAGTATGATTAAGCAGGCAGCTAAGCACTACGGTGATTTCCTGACTGCTTTGGGATTTGACTGGGCAGCTGATCCTCATAGCGCAAATACCCCCCATAGGGTAGCTAAGGCTTGGGTGCACGACTTGATTAAGGGATCACTAGATGCTGAGCCCGAAATTACCACATTCCCCAACGACGAGCAATACTCAGGCCTAATCTGTCAGACAAGGATCCCAGTTATCAGCATGTGTGCACACCACAATCTGACATTTCATGGAGTAGCCGCCGCTGCTTACATCCCAGGAAAAGGGAGGGAGGATCGAGTCATTGGTTTGAGTAAGTTGAATCGAATCGTTGACTTCTATGCTCGTAGACCAAACATACAGGAGAGTCTAACCAAGCAGATTCACGATCACATCAACAGGTTGTGTGTAGGTAATAGAGGAGTGGCAGTAGTAATTGAGAGCCAACACAACTGCGTAAAATGTCGTGGAATCAAGCACGACAGTGTAATGGCAACATCTCAACTATCAGGGTACTTCCACACCAATGAGGTAGGAACTCGCGTAGAATTTTTCCAATTGATCAGTAACGGACGACACGCCTAATGATAGCTAGAATAGACAGCAAGGACAAGACCATTGCCATCGAAGAACAAGTAACAATTGATGAGCTTGTGAACTTCCTCAAGTTTGTTGATCCAACCGGTTGGAAGCAATGGAAGGTTAACACCAACGTCAAGTTTGAGATCACCTCAGCTCCAATTGTGATTCGTGAGTATCCATCTCCATACATACCAACCTATCCACCTCCTTACCCAAATCAGCCGTGGTATGGTCCAAACGTAAGCTGTCAATCCAATGGGGCAACAACGGTAATGGATGGTCAGGTGTGTGTTGTTGATTTTCAAACTCAAGGATAATGGACTACTACGTTATATCTCCAGTAAGTAACCTCGAGCCTATGAAGCTTGGGGATAGAATCTTTGTTCTAGCTCACCTTTGGATCAAGTACCCCCACTACAGGGAGTTCATCCTAGAGCAGCAGAAGCTAGGAAAGTGGATAACGCTCGATAATAGTGCTGCGGAAAGAGCACTAGTAACCGAGGACATCTTGATCGATGTCTGCCATCAACTAATGCCCAACGAAGTGATTGCTCCTGATGTGTTGTTCGACAAAGGAGAGACCATTCGCAATGCTCTGTCATTCAAGTTGAGGATGGGAGCGGAGGGGTTACTAGACAAGATCGAGATCTTCTTCTGTCCTCAAGGAAGCGACCGCGATCAATGGCTGGATGCATACACTTGGGCTCTCTCCAAGGACTGGATCAAGACAATTGGGCTATCCAAGATCGCAGTACCTAGAGCGTGGGGAGAAGGCCTAGCAGATGATCAAGGTATCAAGGAGGCTAGACATAAGTGCTACGACTACCTTGTTGATCACTGGATGCTAAACAAGCCGATCCACTGTCTGGGGATGGGTGATCCTACTGAGTTTAGCTACTACTCCCACTCCATGATGCGAAGCACAGATTCAGTGTTCCCAGTACTCGCTGCTTCACTAGGTCAGGACTTTACTAAGGATAGTGCTACTAGAGTTGCAACTCCTCACGACTTCCTAGAAACCTACGATATGTCTAAGATTGACATGGACCTAGTCAAGAAGAACGTAGGATTCTTAGCTCATAAGTGTAATCCTTCCCGTGGCTTTGCTGGTGTAATTGGGAAGTGGTAGCTATTTATAGAAAAGCGGAGCACGTATGCAGTGTTGATGGATAAGTAACAACCCTAGGACCGGTTGAGTTGCGCAAGCGACGGAGAACCCAGACAGCGTGTCGCTACCCAGTCTGGGTTTCTCTATTATAGTTGATTGGTAAGGTTATTTAGCGTATGGTTAGCGAGTGATTATCTTTCAATCAACGTACGTTTGTCTCTTCAGTGTACTAGTTATACTGAAAGACGATGGACCATCAAAGAATCTACAATCAGATTATAGACCGGGCTGTGGCAAGGACTCTTCCTGCAGAGGTTTATGTAGAGAGGCATCACATAGTACCTAGGTGTGTGGGAGGATCTAATGATGCGTCGAACATAGTGAGCTTAACGGGTCGAGAGCACTTCCTGTGTCATTGGCTACTATGCAGAGCTAATCCTAAAAACAAAAGATTAGCAATTGCATTTGATTGGATGACAAAAAAACACTATCCCGCTAGATCTCATCGTACACCTTCAAGTAGAGTCATAGCGGAAGCTAGAGAGCTTTCTAGCAAAGCTCGAAAAGGAGTTAAGCGTCCCTCGGTGTCAATCAAACTTAGGGGTAGGTTAGTGTCGGAGGAAACGAAGTTGAAAAGGCATCAAACCAAGCTAAGAACAGGAGCCTACGAGCGGTCGCGACAACGAAACACCGGAAGGGGTAATCCAATGTTTGGTCGTAAGAGACCTGATTGGGCCTTACTAAACACACTGACTAAGAGTCGAAAATGTATGGTGGATGGAAGGGAATATGTAAGCGTCCGCGCAGCGGCGAGGGAACTAGGCATGCCTCACAAAACCCTACTGAACAGAATTCATAGTGAGGCTTTTCCTAGTTGCATGTTTGCCTAAGAATAGTGTATATTCATAAAATGGATAAGGTTTACAAGATAGTTAGATCCCCAGAGGAGGTGATGGAGTTGGCTAACTACATCCAACAAGGTAGTATAGTGGCTTTTGATACAGAAACCACGTCCTTGAATCCAAGAAAGGGTAAGATTATAGGGTTCTCAGTCTCAGCCAACATAGGAGAGGGTTATTACTTTCCTACACGCATTTGGAACACAACCTCTCAACAGTTAGATGACCTTCATATCCGAGGACAATCTTGTGACCACATCGCTGCTCAACTAATCAACATGCTTCACGGTAAGAAGTTGGTGATGTGGAACGGATCCTTTGACATACGTTTTGTCAAACACTTTTATGGTATAGACCTTAGGGATAGCTTGTTTTGTGAGGGTATGCTACTACGACACACTTGCCAAGAGGAGGGACCCTTCGGCCTTAAGGCGACAGCAATCGAACTACAACATGAGCTCGGCCTCGACGTTGAGAAGGAGGCCAACGAGGAGCAGGTGCGGATGAAGGAGAGTATCAAAGCAAATGGAGGCAGCACCTCACAAGACAACTATGAGTTATTTAAGGCAGACATGGAATTACTTGGTCGGTACGCTTGTGCTGATACTGACCTCACGTTACGAGTCTTAACCCACTACCTTCCCATCCTCAAAGAGCAGGGACTGTGGGAGTTCTTCTTCCAAGATGAGGTGATGCCTCTCTATCGAACCGTTACCATTCAGATGGAGGAGGTTGGTACTCAGTTGGATATGGATCTGATTCATAAGACTAAGAACAGTATCATTCTAGACCTTGCTCGGCTAGAGTCTGAGATTATATCGGAGCTAACAGCGATCCCAGCTGTTAAGCAGTGGATACTTGAAAGGGCAGCAACTGCATTTCCTGCTAAGAAGCGAGGCAAGTTTACTGAGGCTCTTGCTAACCTCACTCAACCACACAATCCAGCGAAGATTGTGGAGTATATGGAGACCGGTGATGCATCCATTCTAGATCAGTTAGACAGCATGTCAGCGAGTCTGCAGCTACTGCGGGAGAAGGAGGGAGGCTACATCAACATCAGTAGTAAGAAGCAGCTATCTGAGATCTGCTTCAAGTATCTAGGGATCAAACCTCTCAGCAAGACTAGAAAGGGCACTGATCAATTTGATGATGACCTAATTGAGGCTCTAAGCAAGAAGCATCCATGGGCTGCTAAGCTGCGAGACTATAATAAGCTGACCAAGATCAATAGTGCCTACATCGATCGCTTCCTAGAAGGCCAAGAGGATGGCCGTTACTACTTCTACGTTAAGCAGTACGGCACAACTAGTGGTAGATTCAGCTCTGACTCTCAGCAGATGCCTCGAATCCTAGAGAAGGGTGAAGTCAGCGATCTAGTCCTGGGGTATAACAACATCCTTCGTAGCTTCATCAAGGCTGAGGATGATAGGAGGTTGGTGATATGTGACCAATCCTCCCTAGAGCCTCGTGTGTTTGCTAGTGTTAGCAATGACCCTAACCTAATCAACGTATTCTTGAACAACGAGGACCTGTATAGTCGAGTAGCTATTCAAGCGTTCAAGTTGAAAGGGATGAGTGCTAAGAAGGAGGATCCTAACTACGTCAAGACCGTTAGGCCAGAGTTGAGGCAGCGTGCTAAGAGCATTGCTTTGGCTATCCCATATGGTGCTGGCTCTTGGCAGATCGGCCAGTCTTTGGGAATTCACCCCAAGCAAGCTCAGAAGTTGATTGATGACTACCTTGAAGGTTTCCCTGACCTAGCTCAATGGATGTCGGATACTAAGATCAAGGTTAAGACTGTTGGACAGATCAGAAGTAAGACCGGCCGCATACGCCACTTGGAACGTGCTAAGGCAATCTATGAGCTCTATGAGGACCATCTACTAGACTTCAAGGCGTTTGCCATCATGAAGGATATGTGTAACTCTCCGGATGAAGTCAAGGACCTGATCAAGCTGCGGGGGGAGTACAAGAATCTTCTCAACAACGCCCAGAACTTCCAAATTCAGTCGCTTGCCGCGAGTATTATGAATCGCTCAGCAATAGCTATCCACAAGGACTTTGCTGAGCAAGGATTAGATGCTCACATCATGCTGCAGATCCACGATGAATTTGTGATAAACTGTGCTGCCGATATAGCAGATAAAGCTGCTGCTATAGTGAAGAACAGGATGGAGACTGTAGTGCAGATACCTACCGGACTAGTTGCTGAGCCTAGTATTGCGCTTGATTTTGGCGAAGGACATGCATAGCCGCCCTATTTATACAAATACATGAACTTACAGCGCTTTGAAACCCTACGTGAGAAGTTTGAAGAGCTCTCCTTCGAGAGTAACTTCCTCACAATCAACAGGATCCTATACTACTTCAGCTACCTTGGTAACATCTTCCTGATCCTATTCTCGTACTTCTTCTTGAAGACAGTAACAGACTCAATCCCCACCATGTTTCCTGGCCAGGATGTGTTCTTTGCTATCTTCATCGTACTGTTCATGACTGGATATGAGCTGTTCAAAAGGTTCTCAATCGAGCAGCTATTTCAGTCGTGGTTCTTAACTAAGAAGATCAGTACTGGTCTAGTATTAGGAGCAATAGTGTGTTCAACCTTAGTAGCAGGATCATTCTACCTGAGTGTTAAAGGAGCACATAGGTTGATCGACAACACTAAGACCATAACTCTAGTAGCAGACTCAGCAACTGCAGTCCAAACTAAGGACCTTAAGAGTAGGTACGATAAGGATGTAGGTCTACTAGACAGACAGATAACCGATAAGGTTTCCCTGGTCAATAAGACCGTCCAAGCCGCGGCAGACCAAGCAAGACCTCTAAAGAAAGCAGAGCAGAGTAATGTGGATAAGTGGGAGCAGATAGTTGCTTCACTAAAGCAAGAGCGAATAGCCTTAGACTCAACCTACACAGCAGCAAAGCAACAACTGCAGAATCAAACGCAGGTCTCAGAGCTGGATAAGAATGAGGGGGAGGAGAATAGTCTAGCATTCAAGCTACTTGTGTTCTTCCTGGAAGCTCTAATCATTGCTGGGGTTGGGTTCAATGGATTCTTCAATGTATCCTCGTTCAGTGAGATGAAGAACTTGATGCGCACTGACAAGTACCGTAAGTTGACTACTAATCTAAACCTACTCAAAGTCTACTACCATAATGGTACTAGAAGGGAGGGAGATCCGTGTCCACCTAACACTCGCTTCCACTCCCTAGTTAAGTTGCAGGGGCTGGATGTGCGACTACAGGACATTGCCAGTTTCCTAGACCTACTCTCGGAGCTGCAAATCATCCAAACCAAGAATAAGAAGAGTAAGAGCTTTGTATGCTCCTATCAGAAGGCAGTTGACTTGATAAGCACTCACAAGTAGTTGCTTATCTGCCAAGTTTTTCGTATAGTTACATAACAATCAAACCAAGTTACAGTAGATGAAAGAAGAAGTGATCGTGGAGACCGCTCTATTTGAGCCGGTATCAGACAAGCTGATTTGTGAACCTGTGGAGCAGGAGGACATGAGCTCTGGGGGCATTGTGCTAGCGGAGGTTAGTGACCAGAAGACCCTCAAAGGCAGGGTATTATTTGCTGGTAAGGGATTTTGGGCAGCAGCTGGTCTGTTTGTTGCCAACACCCTTAAGCCCGGTGACACCATCCTATATCAACGATTCGCTGCCCAAGTGTTTGAGCACAATGGTAAAGAGTATCAAATCGTTCAGGAGAGGGATGTGATTTCCAAAGTCAATATCTAAACAACAGTTATGAGCAACAACAAGACAAAGGTGCTGAGTTACAGCACAGAAGCGCGTGAGAAGATCCGTGCTGGAGTAGATAAGCTAGCCACTGCAGTGCAAGCTACGCTAGGGCCCTGTGGTCGCAACGTATTGATCGAGAAGGAGCATGGAGCTCCAGTGATCACCAAGGATGGAGTATCGGTTGCTAGAGAGATTCATCTGAAAGATCCTGTAGAGAACCTTGGAGCGCAGGCAATCAAGGATGTTTCAATGCAAGCATCCAAGCTGGCAGGTGATGGAACAACTACTGCTACTGTCCTAGCAGCACAAATGTACAAGGACGGCCTACGAGCAATCAACTCAGGTGCTAACCCAGTAGAATTGAAGAGGGGGATGGACCTGGCCACTGCAGCAGTGATTGCGCAACTAAGAACCCTAAGCAAGGAGGTCAAGACCAACGAAGAAATTAGGCAGGTAGCTACGATCTCCTCAAACAACGATACAGCGGTGGGTAATATCATTGCTGAAGCGATGGAGAGTGTTGGTAAGGATGGTGTGATCCAAGTAGATCAGAGCAAGACCTCCGAGACTACCTTGGAGATCGTGGAGGGTATGCAGATTGAGCGAGGGTACATCTCTCCTTACTTTGTGACCAACCAAACCTCGATGACTACTACACTAGACAATCCCTATATCCTGATCTGCGATAGGAAGATCTCTAGTACCAAGGAGATCCTCGGTCTGTTGGAGACCTGCAGCAAGCAGGGTAAGGCTCTGTTGATTGTAGCTGAGAATGTTGATGGTGAGGCTCTTGCTACTACAGTGTTGAATAAGGCACGTGGTATCTTGAACATCTGCGCTATCAAGTCTCCTGGATATGGAGACAATAAGGCTCACATGCTAGAGGATGTAGCTACCTTGACCGGTGGTACTGTAATCTCCAGTCAGAAGGGTATGAAGCTGGATAAGCTGACCATCGAGATGCTCGGTACTGCTCGTAGTGTGATTGTTTCTCAGACAGAGACTGTGATCGTAGATGGTGCTGGCTCTGAGGATAAGATTAAGCAGAGGATCGAAGAGATCAAGGCTCAATATGAGAAGGCACCTAGCGATTACGAGAAGCAGAGCTTGAAAGAGCGTATGAGTAAGTTGATCGGCGGTGTTGCTGTATTGAACATCGGTGCAGCTACTGAGTTGGAGCTCAAAGAGAAGAAGGACCGTGTGGATGATGCTCTACACGCTACAAGAGCTGCAGTCGAAGAGGGTATTGTCCCTGGTGGTGGTATTGCTTTGATCCGAGCTAGTAAGGAACTGACAGCTGAGGCTGAGAATGAAGATCAGAGGATTGGAGTGGAGATCATCCGCAAGGCGTGTATGGCACCATTCAATGCAATCGTCGCCAACGCAGGAAAGAGCCCAGAGGCTATCCTAGACAAGATCATCCTATCCAAGGGAGGCAAGAACATCATGGGCTATGATGCACGTAACAACACGATCTGCGACATGATCAAGGCAGGTATCATCGATCCTACCAAGGTTACACGCACCGCATTGGAGCTTGCCAACTCTGTTACTGGCACCCTGCTGACCACCGAGTGTGTGATCAGCTTGGATCCCGATGCTAAGGAGAGGGAAAAGCAACCTCAATTTGATTACTAAGATGCTATCATCAAGACCTTCACAATCGAAGCCAGACTTCAGTCAGGCCCTAGATTATGCATGTGAGAAGTGTAATGGTACACTGTTTGCAGTTCGATTCCTGATCAAGAAGTTCTCAGCGTTAACCTCCCCGACGGGGGAGGAAACTCTGAATCCTATACAGGTTTTTAGTTGCATAGGATGTAATCACGTCAATCAAGACTTCCTTCCGGCCAACGAGCAGATAGCAGCACCCTAACAACATGGTAGAGGAGAAGGTGGCAGGGAGGACAGTTAGCTACTCTCAGTTCTCGATATACGCCAAATGTCCCAAGAAGTGGAAGTTGGACTATGTGGAGGGGCAGAGAGTGTACGAAGATAGTATCAACACCATCTTCGGAACGAGTTTCCATGCCACCCTCCAACACTACCTCAAGGTAATGTACGAGGATAGTGTTAAGGCTGCAGATGCCATCGATCTAGTGGCTCACCTACAAGCTGAGATGGTTGCGACCTACAAAGCTAGTATCGAGAAGACCGGCCAGCACTTCACCACCCCCGAAGTGCTACAAGAGTTCCTAGAGGATGGTATTGCAATCCTGAAGTATGTGCAAAGACATCGCGGTGTATTCTTCCCAAGCAAGCAACACGAATTGCTAGGGATCGAGATACCACTCAAGGTGGAGCTAACAAAGCACATCAGCTTCAATGGCTTCATTGACCTTGTGATACTTGATCAACGCACTAACAGGATCAAGATATGGGACATCAAGACTTCAACCTCAGGCTGGAATAAGCACCAGAAGAAGGACCAGACAAAGACTGCCCAGCTAATCCTATACAAGGAGTACTATGCTAAGCAGTTCAATGTTGATCCTGAGTCAATAGACGTTGAGTACTTCATCGTACGTAGGAAGATCAACGAGAATGCTGAGTTTGTACCTAAGAGAGTGCAGACCTTCTCTCCAGCCAGTGGTAAGGTTACACGGAAGCGAGTAATTAAGCAGCTAGCTGACTTCCTAGAGCATGGCTTCACAGCAGATGGTGAGTATAATCGAGAGGGGTCATTCCCCGCTATACAAAGCAGTCTGTGTGTGTACTGTGCCTACAACAAACCAGGAGTGTGTGACAAGAAAGAGCGATTGAAGAAGGTATGACAGCCTCCCAAGCTCAACAGCAGACTACCAAGATAATCAACAGCCTAGATCCCAGGCTAATTGAATCTGCCAACAAGGTAGTAGCATTGTGTGCACAGGACAGCATTCCGGTGGTGTTTGTGTGGGGAAGGCGAACTGTGCTTGAGCAAAACCTACTGTACAGACATGGTAGAACACTACCAGGTCAAGTGCTAACCTCACATAGGGGTGGCTTTAGTGCTCACAATTATGGGTTAGCTGTAGACTTCTGCCTACTCAAGCAGAATCAGCTAGTTGGTTGGGAGGGCGTATACTCAAACACTCGCTACCATAGACAGTGGATGAATGTAGTGCGGTGGTTTGAGGCTGAGGGTTGGACATCGGGATGGCGAAGTGTAAACTTCGAGCCTGGACACGTTGAGAATTTGTTCAGTCAAACTATAGGAGAGCTATATGAAGAGCGAAGAAAAGATGAAGATCGGTATAACTGGGACTCGTACTTGGGGGAACCGATCTCTGATCAAGACATTTATCTTTAAGCTACGTAGTCAGACCCCTCACCCCATTACCATAGTAGGTCTGGGGGAGAAGCATGGTGCTGACCCCTACGTTAAGAAGTTCGCACTAGAGCTTGACTACCCCTATCAGGAAATCAACGCTCCTCACACAGTTCACAACCTATACAGTGTGATGGCTGAGGGGTTTTACAACAAGCCCTACAGTCCAAAGAACTTCTACCTGCGCAATAAGGTGTTTGCTATCCACGTAGACAGCTGTGTGATATTTGACGATTCCAATGGTACTGATGTAGCCATGCAGCGAGTAATTTCTCACATGGATAAGCTCAAAAAGCGGGTGGTTATACTGAATTGACCCTACTTATCGGTAATGGATCACACCACATTGAAGAGGCACATAGCCGAGCTCACCAAATTCATGGGGGAGCAGGGGGTGATAATAGACCCCCTTCCTCGGCTAACTCTTAAGGTAGATCCCAACTTTGTTGACCAGGTGCTGTGTCCAACAGCACACTACAGTCCAGTAGATCAATCAATCACTCTACACACTGCTGGTCGTCACACCAAGGACATTCTTCGCAGCTACGCCCACGAGCTATACCATCACCATCAGAATTGTGAAGGCCGCATGCCTAAAGATACCCTAGAGGGTGCTGGTGATCCTAACTACGCTCAGAATCACGGTCCGTTGCGCGAACTTGAAGCTGAGGCCTATATGAAGGGTAATCTACTTTTTCGTGATTGGACGGACTTAAAGACTAAGGGAAAGTGATTGAGGAGAAGCGTTGTAGCGGTTGTAAGGAAGCCAAGCCGGCTGAGTCTTTTGCTAAAAACAAATACTACAAGGACGGCTTACACTACAACTGTCGAGAGTGTCACAAGGTATAGTGCAGGACTGGGAAGATAGTAAGAAAGCAAAGGCCGCGAAATGAACCTATTGGAGCGAGTTAGCAATAAGCTACAGGAGTCAGCTGCCATGGATGCTGCGTGGCAGCTCTTAGGCATCCTAGCATCACCAGACTTTATCAAACACAAGGATAAGCTACATCATGCCATCTCCGATCAGGATTGGAAGGTAATAGATAAGCTATACACCGACCTCTACCTAGAGCTTAGGAAACACGAAATAGGCAGTCAAAAGTAGAGGTAGGATCCCACCTCAAGATTTAGTATAGTTACAAACACAGTTACACCACTTAATGAAACCAGGTTACATTCCCAAAGCGGAGAGGAAGACTCTTCTATTCTTAGCAGACGATTGCCGCCTCCCTTCGGGGATTGGCACAATGACCAGAGAGCTGATCGTAGGCAATGCTCACATCTACAACTTTGTACACGTAGGAGCAGCAATCAACCATCCTGACATCGGTAAGGTGTTGGATCTCTCCCAGGAGGTAGATAAGGAGATTGGTACTACCGATGCTAGTGTGATAATGTACCCCTACAATGGGTATGGAGATCCAGACCTGGTGAGGATGTTGATTGAGCGACATAAGGTGGATGGGATCATTCATTTCACGGATCCTAGGTACTGGCACTGGTTGTATAGGATGTCTGCTGAGCTTCGCCAGAAGATGCCTATATTCTATTACCATCTGTGGGATGATCTCCCAGCCCCTCACTACAACAAGCCGTTCTATGAGAGCTGTGATCTGTTGATGGGAATCAGCAAGCAAGCTGATAACATAGTTAAGCTAGTACTTGGGGATGGACAGTATGTGGAGCTAGATGCCAACACACCACCAGACCAAGTAGCACGGCCAGTACCTAAGACTTGCTACGTACCTCACGGAATCAATACCAAGCAGTTCTTTCCAGTAGACCGCCAAGACCCTATGGTTCAGGCTATGAGGAAGCGGCTGTTTGCAGGTGATGATCCTGAGTTTGTGTTGCTGTACAACAACCGCAACATCCGTCGTAAGATGACCTCGGACATCATCTTGGCATTCAGTATGTTCTACGATAAGCTATCACCCGATCAACAGAAGGGAGTCCGCTTACTGATGCACACTCAACCAGTTGATGAGAATGGTACCGACCTTCCCGCTGTAATTGAGGATCTATGTCCCCAAGTGGCTGACAAGATTGTGTTCACACACGCAAGATTCTCTCCTCAGGATATGAATCTGGTGTACAATAGTAGTGATGTAGTGATCAACGTAGGCTCCAATGAGGGATGGGGCCTATCTTCAACAGAAGCCTTGATTACTGGAGTTCCAATAATTAACAATGTCACTGGAGGCCTCCAAGACCAACTTAGGTTCGAGGATGAGAATGGTAAGTGGATTGAGTTTGATAGCAAGTTCACAACTAACCACGCCGGAAGGTTTAAGAAGTGTGGACCGTGGGCTGTACCTGTGTTTCCAAGTGCAATCAACATACAAGGTAGCATTACTACTCCTTACATCTTTGACGATCGAGTTAGTGTTCCAAGTGTTGCCAACGCCATCAATGGGTGGTACTGCACTACTCCAGAGGATCGTAGGGCTGCTGGCTTGAAGGGGCATGATTGGGCTGTATCTCAGGAGGCTGGTATGACTTCCGATATTATGTGCGATAGATTCCACATCGCCATTGATAAAGTAATGCAGAACTGGGTACCTCCTAGTCGATTCAAACTATACAACGTACAAAAGGAGGTGGAGAAGACTAAAAACAAGCTAACAGGAATTTGCCTGATCTAAGCATGAGTACAATGGATAAGAAAACAAGTGTGCTAATTACAGCACCAGTCGGAACTGTGAGTGGGTATGGTGCCCGATCAAGGGACATTGCGTCTGCTTTGATAGAATCTGGTAAATATGATGTCAAGATTTGGTCTACTCGATGGGGAAACACTCCCATGGACGCTCTAGACCCCTCAGTTCCCAAACACAAGGCTATAATTGAGTGCCTTCTTGCTGAACCTAAGTTGGATGTTCAACCAGACGTAAGCATCACCATAACCGTGCCTAATGAATTTCAGCGCATAGGCAAGTACTCGATTGGGATAACTGCAGGTATAGAGACCACGATTGCATCTGCCCCCTGGATCGAGGGATGCAACAAGATGGACTTGATCTTAACCTCCTCCGAACACTCTAAGAGGGTACTGGAGGGTTCAGTGTGGAGTAAGAAAGGCCCTCAAGGTCAACCTATGGGTGATATTAAGCTGGACAAGCCGATTGAAGTACTATTCGAGGGAGTTGATCTAGATATCTACTTCAAGACCAAGGACATCCACAAAACAGTGGATGATCAGCTCAAGCAAGTTAAGGAAAGCTCTTGTTTTCTCTTCGTTGGCCATTGGTTAAACGGGGATATAGGGGAGGATAGAAAGAACGTGGGTATGCTTATTAGAACCTTCTTAGAGGCGTTCAAAGGCAAGGCATCACGTAATCAACCCGCTCTAATACTGAAGACATCACACTCAGACTTCAGCCCCATTGACAAGGCTGACATCCTCAAGCGAATCGATAGGATCACCAAGTCAGTTAAGGGGACAGTGCCCTCAGTATACTTGTTGCATGGGGACTTAACTGACGATGAGATGAACTCTCTGTACAATCACCCTAAGATCAAGGCTCATATCACCTTGACCAAGGGAGAGGGGTATGGAAGACCTTTAGCAGAAGCCTCTCTATCTGAGAAGCCAGTACTTGCACCTAATTGGTCTGGATTGATTGATTTCATGCAGCATGCTGTTCTACTTCCAGGCCAATTAACTCAAATACACCCATCAGCAGTGTGGGACAATGTAATCATCAAGGAGTCCCAGTGGATGACGGTGGATTATGGAGTTGCAATTGCAGCAATGAAGTCTGTGATTGAGGATCCCAAGAAGTACGAGGACTTGGCTAAGAAGCAGGCTGCTCTAGTCAAGAAGGAGTTTAGCTACACCAAGATGTGCGAGAAGCTAGATGCCATTCTGACAGCACGTGTGCCTGAGTTCCCTAAGGAGGTAGCTCTGCAGCTCCCAAAGCTCAACAAGATACAACTACCTAAACTACAGCCGACAAACCCAATCTAAGATGGAACTCCCAATCAACTACTTCATTACAACCTACACCTCGTTCTCACATCACCACGTGTCCAAGCTACTTGCAGCAACCCCAGCAAGTTACGACGTGGATGTTGCACTATCGGATGAGTACTACTCCAAGTTCAAAGTGCACTCAGGAAGGGATGTGTTCACACAGATCAGAGAACAAGCAGAAAACAACAATGGCTCAGCCTTTACTATTGAATATGGATCCGAATAAAGTCACCTGCCCCCACTGTCAGCATCCCAATTGCTTTGAAGAAGCCTCAACCCTTCCTCAAGGGGAGGTAGTCAACAGCTATATGTGTTTGAACTGTGGTTACACTACTACAACTCTCAACGTAGAGAAGTCTGTTGTCATAGAAGAGTACGAGAAGGGTACTGCTGAGTTGATCAAAGCTCTGCGGTGGGTCGATCCCCAGACCTCACTAGTGTGGTATCCAATCGTGTTGAACTTCCCATCTACGGGGATGATCTTCCCAGATGGTGTTGATGCTAGTGATTGGAAGTGGATGGTGGCACCCGCTGTCTCGATCCCTCTGAACGAGCAGAAGAAGTACCCAATCAAGTCTCAACCAGGATCTTACTATACCAAGAAGATTGACCTGAAGAAGGGCAAGTTGTTCGCACCTAACGCTTTCTATGAAGCAGCTAAGTCAGTAGGGTTCATACAGGAGGCACAACAAGTAGACTAACATGGTACCTTTGTTGAGTTATGCTATCACGGTCTGTAATGAGCCGGGTGAGCTTAAGCGACTTGTATTCAAGTTAGAGCAGACCCGCAATCCAGAAGATGAGGTTGTTGTGTTGTGGGATAACCGAACCCACGATAGAGAGATCAAGGAACTGCTGGACTACTGGGAGGAGACTCGACCTCGATTCAGGGTATTCAAAGGGCATTTCGACGGGGACTTCTCAGCCTGGAAGAATAGACTAACTTCGCACTGTTACGGAGAGTATATTTTCCAGCTGGATGCAGACGAGTACCCCTCAGATTACCTGTTAGAGGCCCTACCCTCGATATTGAAGGCCCAACCAGAGATCGAGGCCTATCACGTTCCTAGAATCAACACTGTGGAGGGTCTAACCCCAGAGCACGTTGCTAAGTGGGGTTGGAGAGTTAGTCCTGAGGGTTATATCAACTTCCCCGATCCCCAGTGGCGGATATGGAAGAATAAGCCGTATATTAAGTGGGTCAACAAGGTGCACGAGCGACTGGATGGATTTAAGACCTTCGCGGTGCTTCCATCAGAAGAAGCCTACTGCTTGTACCACCCCAAGACGATAGCGAGACAGGAAAAGCAAAACGCACTGTATGACACCTACTAAGCTACCTGAGATCTCTGAGGCTCCTTCTCAACCACCGCTGAAGATAGCTTTCCTTACTGAGATGGACTTTGTAGGCAAGATATCTGCAGACCATCCAAACATGCGTACTGAGTTTGCTTGGATGCATGCCCTAGGCGCCGATCACATCCCCATCAGATTGTGGCCTTCACTCGCAGGTTATGATCATGTGTTTGTGATCTTCCCTAAGGGTAAGGTGTTCTTATCTGCAGAAGGTACTCAGCTAGTGGAGGACACCAACCCAGTGAGTGATCTACTAGCAAGTCCAATCATACCAACACTCAAGGCACACAACAGGAAGGTGCACTATGTGCAGGAAGGCCCTTCATGGTGGTTCACTAACTACAGCCTGACTGACCAGATCAACTTCTACAATATGATCACTCAGTGTGATACGATCTTCACACACAATCTGGCTGACAACAAGTATTACAAAGGGCTTTTTCCTGGCAAGCCAGTAGGTGTGATTCCAACCTTAATGATTGACTCTCCGATTGCAGACATTAAACCTCTTAGGTTAGACAAGGCAATCATTGGAGGTAATATGTCTAGGTGGTATGGGGGATTTGAAAGTATGATTGTAGCTCAAGAGTTTGGGGTACCAATATCAGTTCAAACTTCTCATGCATCTCGTCCAGGTGAGGATCAATTAGTGATGCCGATCCCCCGACTGCAGTGGGTAGATTGGATGAAGAAGTTGAGTGAATTCAAGTACGCAGTGCATCTGATGCCAACGGTAGCAGCTGGTACGTTTGCATTGAATTGTGCCTACTTCGGTATACCTTGTATTGGCAACGAACTAGTTGACACCCAAGTCAGTTGCTTCCCAGCATTATCAGTGGATGTTCACGATCTCGAACGGGCGAGAGAGTTGGCACGTGACTTAAAGGACCTTGACTTTTATAGAGAGTGTAGTGATACTGCTATTAAGGCCTATCAACGAGAGTACTCTGTTGATTTCTTTCTCACATGCATGGACTATCAACTAGTATGAGCAACACGGACATTAGCGTCATTCTGAATGGCTATAGGAGAGGTGCAAACCTCGAGGAGCAGTATCAAGCTCTGCTTAGCCAGAGTGTCCCACCTGCTGAGATCCTGCTGTGGTACAATAACCCTGAGATAGCTGAGCCCAATTACGATATCGGTACCAAGATTCCAACAGCCTATTGTACAGCAAACATGGGAGTGTGGGCTAGGTTTGCCTTTGCACTCAACGCTAAGTCAAAGTATGTATGCATCTTTGATGACGACACAATCCCAGGTCAGAGGTGGCTTGAGAACTGCTTGAAAACCATGGCCGAACGCAAAGGCCTTCTCGGTACCGTAGGACTACACTATCCTAACCCACTTCCTGCTGAACATCCTCAATGCTCTTACTACGAGCCCTATGTTCGCTATGGTTGGGTAAATCCTAACCCAGAAGTAAAGCAGGTTGATTTAGTTGGACATGCGTGGTTCTTTGAAAGAGAGTGGCTCTCCTATTATTGGAGAGAACTTCCTGACCCAAAGTATAAGCTCTGTGGTGAAGATATGCACTTCAGCTATATGTTAGCGAAGTATGCAGATCTAGGTACCTTTGTACCTCCACACCCTCCCAATGACCAATCTTGGTGGGGATCTATCAAGGGTGCTGTGTATGGAGGTGATCAGAACTCTTTGTGGGAGACTAACAAGTTAGGTGAGAATGGAGTCCCCTTTAAGCAGGCTATGCACGACTTCTTTGTTGAACAGAGGAGGAAGGGTTGGAAACTACTATCAGACCGTGCATAAGGACTTCAGACAACATCTACAGTGGTTTCGCAGTAAGCTAGAAACTCGCGAGCCCTTTGCTTTTGCACGCTATTCTGATGGGGAGCTCTATATTCTGCAGAATAAGAAGTTGGTGCTGGATGACAATCTAATCCAGATAGATGATAGAGTTAGTACCGGACCTTACCAACCACAGGACTTTAAGTCCTTTGATCCACAGCTACACGCTGATGTGCGAGATCACCTACTCAGGGCTTTTCAACATAAGCAGTACAACTACTTCAAGGGCATAAGTTGTCGCTGCTGTGTTGGGGATGCTGCCTTTGATGAGCAGATTGCGCTGCACGGTGGTGATGATGATAGTCTGACATGGGCTAACCTGTTTGTTAACGCCAATTACCCGGCCTTTGTAGAGAGTGTACTACCGGTGCTGCAAACCTATAGCACCACCATGGTCTGTCACCATGATGCTGAGTTGACCCAGCTAGGATTTGTCGATAACAGTTTTAGGGTAGGTTACAATGCTATGGTAAATGACCGTAAGGTTATTGAGGACATCCGCGGATGGATCAGACAGCACAACATACACAACCACTTGTTCCTATTTAGCGCCTCTACCTTCAGCAATCTGGCCATCTTTGAGCTGTATCGGGACTATCCGGATAACACCTATCTGGACATAGGTACGTGCTTAACTCCATTCATGAAGATGCCTATGGAAAGGAGCTACCTGCAGGAGTACTGGTTCAAAAAAGGAGGATCGGATCTAAATCGAGTATGCGTATGGTAGAGTTAGTAGAATGTGGCCCCATGTACTGGGAGTTTGTAAGACAGCTTCGCTGTGATCCTAGGGTCAAGGATGGCTTCATACAACAGGGGGAGATCACTCCCGATCAGCAGATTGCTTACATGACTATTCACCATGAAAACTACTGGATATGCTTATGTGATGGCCGCCCTGCAGGGTTTGTAGGAGTGGTGGAGAATGACATAAGAGTGTGCACTCACCCAGACTTCCAAGGTCAAGGATTAGGTCGCTTTATGATAAGCGAGGTACTTAAGAAGCATCCCAGAGCAATCGCCAAGATAAAGTCAGACAACCAAGCTAGTTTAGCCCTATTCACAAGCTGTGGCTTCAAACCCCAATTCATACTAATGTCCCATGAGTAGTTACAAGTGCCTTCACAACCCGTTTAAGATCGTTAGAATGTTCGAAGAGGAGCTAGCCCACTATACTGGAGCTCCTTACGTTGTGTCAGTTGATAGCTGCACAAACGCACTAATGCTCGCATGCAAGTATAAGCAGGTAAAGGAGGTCACCATACCAAGCAAGACATACCTCAGCGTACCTCAATCGATAATACATGCTGGTGGTACGCCAGTATTTGATACTAAGGCAAATGACTGGACTGGCGCCTACCAACTCAAACCATATCCCATATGGGATGCTGCTAAGAGGTTTCACACACAAATGTACATTCCAGGTACTCTGATGTGCCTGTCATTTCACATCAAGAAGATACTCAAGATAGGGAAGGGTGGAGCTATACTAACTGATGATCCAGCTGCTGTGGAGTGGTTTAAGGTAGCACGTTACGAGGGAAGGCATGAGAAGCTATACCACGAAGATGATATCGACTTTGGTGGATGGAATATGTACATGACTCCCCAAGAAGCAGCCCATGGTCTTGCTCTTATGCAGAACATGGAGTTGAACAATCCTGATCAAGGTGAAAATAATGGCTATCGCGATCTTACTGAGTTTGCGTTGTTCAAGCCCTACAAGAGCTTGGTATGAGTCGAGTAGCCCTCTGTCTACATGGTCTGTTTAACTCTGCAACAGATCTCTCAGCGAGGGGATTGGATGGGTATGCTCACATAAAGCGGCACGTACTGGATCACCACGACGTGGATGTATTCATTCACACTTGGAACGACCAACCACTAGATGAGATCACAAAGTTATACAATCCCAGATCCATAATTGCTCAGCCTCGTATAGACTTCAGTCCTCTAATAAGATCCAAGAGACTTGAGAGCCTGCAGAATGCTCCTCGACCTTTACAAAGTGTTCTATCTCACCTGTATGGTGTATCTAAGTCAATTGAGTTGGTATACAGCTCCAATAACTTCCATGACTACGAGATTGTGGTTAAAGCTAGGTTTGACTTAGGCCGTATCAACCGCCTCACCTCCGGCCCTGGTTTAGGTAATCCCCACCCCGTACAGTGCATAAACTTCCAAACACCAATTCTACCAAGTAGGTTGTACATGGCCAATTGGAATCACTTTGCTATGGGTCCAGCAGATATGTGGTTCTACGGAGATCAACAGGTAATGCGTCGATTCACACACCTATACCAGGACTATCTAGATAATCTGAACTTGGATGGAGACTTCTGCAAGTTCGCCACTGGGATTGAGGGTAATCAAGGGGACATATCCAACGCAATTGCCTTCTACAAGTACTGGATGATTAACAATCGGATGTGGGATAGTGCCGTGCATCTAAATACTAGTTGGGAATGAAGATAATAGTGTACACTCATACAGACTACAGTCGAGCTTGGTCAATGTGCTTTGGTCAGATCCACAAGTACTACCCCACCGCTCAGGTAGTGGTATTTGTCAATCAACACAGCCACCTACTACCTTCGACCGCTCACGTGATCACCTATAATGAGGATGATCGATACGCACAGCGCGTACACAAATGTTTGCAGAGGTTGGATGTAGATGAGGTGGTGCTGTTTCAGCATGAGGACATGATTCTATACGACTCACCTGACCCTACCTTACTGGCTAAGTTTGAGTCGCTCGTTCAACAAGATAAGGCCCAGCTGATCAAGTTGATTCGTGCAGGTACCGGACGCAAATCCTCCATTGATCCCCACCTCTACCACAATCCTAGTGGGATGAACTATTGCATTCAACCTTCGATTGCCAAGGTCAAATCCCTTCTGAAGGTGTATGAAATTGAAGGGGATAGCATATGGCAGTTTGAGTCTAATACTATGGCCAACAACACACTCGACAGCTACTACTACTATGGTGGTGAACCGTTGAGGGGGTTAGCCCACTTTGATAGTAGAGCTTACCCTTACATCGCCACTGCCATAGTGAAAGGTAAGTGGAATCTGCAGGAGTATCAATCTGAACTAAACAAACTATTTGATGAGTATCAAGTTGATTATCTTTGACCTCGATGGTGTACTATTCGAGGCAAAGCACATACACTACGAGGCCCTCAACCAAGCTCTACCAGATGGTTACGGCATTAGTTGGGCTGATCATTTAGGTCAGTATGATGGCTTGAAAACTAAGGAGAAGTTATTGATGTTGAACCGAGAGAAGGGGCTGCCAACAACTCTGTTCAATGAGGTATGGGATAAGAAGCAGCAGCTTACCCACAAGATGCTTGAAGACCTACCGCCATCACCTCAGCTTAAGGACTGCTTCACCAGGTTAATCATGGAGGGTTATCAACTCGCTTGTTGCAGTAATAGTATTCGGAGTACAGTGACATTAGTATTAGAGAGATTGGGGGTTGTGCAGTACTTCAGTAAGATTAAATCCAACGAGGATGTGTTAAACAGCAAACCTCACCCGGAGATGTATTGGAGCACCATGTCTGAGTTGGGGGTACTGCCTAGTGAGACTTTGATTGTAGAAGACTCTCCACACGGACTCCAAGCTGCAGCTATGGCCACTCCCAACGTCATGAGGGTAGTTTCACCAACACAAGTCAACTACAACAACATAATGGTTCATATGAAACCCAAAGCGAAAAATACACCATGGATCGGTAGCGATCTCAATGTGCTGATCCCGATGGCCGGGGCAGGGTCACGATTTGAGCAGGCTGGGTATACCTTCCCTAAACCCCTAATAGAGGTCAATGGCAAACCAATGATTCAGGTGGTAGTTGACAATCTTGCAGTACGGGCTCACTTTATCTTTGTGGTTCAGAAGAGCCATAGAGAGAAGTACAATCTTGACACCCTACTCAAGTTGATTGCGCCAGGATGCTCTATTGTGGAGGTTGATGGACTCACTCAAGGAGCAGCATGTACGGCCCTATTAGCCAAGCAGTTGATCGATTCAGACAAGCCACTACTATTCGCCAACTCTGATCAGTTCGTGGAGTGGAATTCATCAGAGTTCCTCTACAAGATGCAAGAGAGTCAGGTAGATGGAGGTATTGTTACCTTCACTGCAGTCCACCCTAAGTGGTCGTTTGCTGAGGTAGATTCAGCTGGATTCGTGAAGCGCGTTGCAGAAAAGGATCCTATATCCGATAGTGCCACTGTAGGCTACTACTACTGGAAGCATGGCTCTGACTTTGTCAAGTATGCCGAGCGTATGATTGAGAAGGATATACGCGTCAATGGTGAGTTCTACGTATGCCCTGTGTACAATCAAGCCATTGAGGATGGCAAGTCAATCACCACATATAAGGCCTCCAGGATGTGGGGCTTAGGTACACCTGAGGATCTCAATACATTTTTAGCCGAACACCACCATGGATAAGTCAAACCAGTACACAAGCATGCAAAGGGGTGCCTACGCCCTAGGTACCTCCAACCATTTAGAACACAACGATAACCCAGACTACTGGAAGGTGCTACTTGGGCCAATCTCCGGAGCATCGTGGGATGGTAAGAAGGCTTTAGACTTCGCTTGTGGTAAGGGTAGGAACGTAATCAACCTACACTCACTAGCTAAGTGGAGGTGTGTTGATGGTATAGACCTATCTGAAGCTAATATAGCATACTGTAGGCAGCAACATCTATCACAACCCAGTCAGTGGTACGTTGCCAATGGTGTGGATCTTCAGCCCATTGCTGACCACACCTACGATTTTGTGATGTCTACAATTGCACTTCAACACATTCCGGTGTATGATATCAGGCGATCAATACTCAGCGATATACTTAGGGTGCTAGTACCTGGTGGCTTGTTTAGTTTTCAGATGGGATTTGGAGTGGACTTGTCAGATCCATATGGAAGACCCAAGAGCAGCTACTTTGATAATGCACTTACGGCATCAGGTACTAACTCTGAACATGATGTGCGGGTGCAGTCAGAGGTAGTTTTAGTTGATGATTTGCTAGAAATAGGGTATATTGACATACAATGTACAATAAGACCCTCCTTCTCTGACGCAGGTCACCCTGATTGGATATACTGCACATGTCGCGCACCCCTCAGATAATCATATCACACCGTGGAAACTTAACCGGACCCGGAACATGCGAGGAAAACTCTCCCATCAGTGTTGATAGGGCCTTGGAGTTGGGATTTGATGTGGAAGTTGACTTGTGGTGTGTAGAGGGTCAACTCTACCTAGGTCATGATTATGCCAAATACCCTATCTCAGAGTCCTGGTTAAAGCTTAGATTCGTAACTTTATGGGTACACTGCAAGAATCTGGAGGCTGTTGAGTGGGCAATGAGGCATGAGCACATTCATTTCTTCTGGCACGACGAAGCTCCCATCACCTTAACATCTAAAGGTTACGTGTGGGTGCACCCTCTACAAAATCCGATTGCTAATAGCATACACGTACTACCTGAGACGTTGGGGCATTTCACCACACAGTGTGGAGGAGTCTGTACAGATTACCCTCTAACCTATAGCAACAAATGATACTAGTTTGTTTCGGTACCAGACCCGAGTGGCTTAAGATCAAGCCGGTTCTAGATTTACTTGATAGAGGTGAGTATAAGCTGTTGTTCACAGGACAGCATACAAGTCTAGTAGACTCAGTAGACTTCGACTACACAATCTATGTGGGTACCTCTGCAGATCGACTGAATCAGGTAATTGCGGACTGTCTATCCCAGTTCCCACCAACAGAGGGAGTCAAGGCTATCTTGGTACAGGGTGACACAGCTTCGGCATACGGATGCGCGCTAGCAGGTTTTAATAGACGGATACCGGTAGTGCATCTAGAGGCTGGCTTGAGGAGCTTTAGTTTGGATCACCCCTACCCAGAAGAGGGGTACAGGCAGATGATCTCTCGCATAGCGACAGTTAATCTCGCTCCTACAGATCTCTCTAAGACTAATCTAACACTAGAAGGTGTCCTAGGATCGAACGTGGTGGTAGGTAATACGGTTCTAGACAATCTAGTCAATCGCAATTTCAAACCAACGTACCAAAACAAGGTACTGGTTACCCTCCATCGCAGAGAGAACCACTTTATGATCAAGCAGTGGTTTTCTGAGATCGAGAAGCTAGCTCAACGCTACCCAGATCTAGAGTTCATTCTTCCAATTCACCCCAACCCCAATGTACACGCACACAAAGGGCTGTTAACCAAGGTGAAAGTGGTAGAGCCACTACCCCATGAGGAGCTACTCTCAATCCTAGCTAACTGTCGATTGGTTATCTCCGACTCCGGAGGTATTCAGGAGGAAGCTTCCTTCCTAGGAAAGAAGGTGATTGTGTGTCGCAATTTCACCGAACGACCTGAGGGTATAGGCTCTGGGCATCTCCATATGTGCACCTCACCAGATTTGATAGGTGGTATGTTTGATTCCCTAATCAATGACTATAAGATCAACACACCCTGCCCGTACGGGGATGGGCACTCTGCTCCTCGCGTAGTGGAGCGGTTACGGTTGTTGGTGTTTGAACAACAATATCCAAACTGGTAATGAGAATCAGCTTTATCATACCCTCTCGCAATAACCTACACTACTTACAGCAGGCAGTTGCTTCAATACAAGCGTGCTATGGTGATAGCCACGACATAGTGTTGCTCGATGATGCTTCCACTGATGGTACCTGGGAGTGGATCAAAGGTCTTCAAGGAGCCAACATCATCAAGTACGGAAATATAGGTCCAGAGCGAGTTGGCCATACCATCCTGTATGATAAGGGAGTGGAGTTATCTAGGACCAAAGTGTTCACTATCTTCCATGCAGATATGATCACTACTCCCAACCACGTACCTAACATGCTCAAACACCTGAAGCGACATCATGTGGTTTGTGCAACACGGGTAGAGCCTCCTCTTCATCCACCAGGTCCAGAGAAACACGTTAAGATGTTTGGTTTGGAGCCTGATGACTTTGCACAAGATGACTTCATGCAGTTTGTTGCGCAAGAAGAGGTTGCTAAGCGAGATCAAGTTACCAAGGGCATATTCGCTCCGTGGTGTATGTACAAGGAGGATTTTCAGGCCATAGGAGGTCACGATCCGCTGTTTGCTCCGATGGAACTAGAAGACTCCGACATCTTCAATCGAATGCACCTAGCTGGCTACGAACTGCTGCAGTCTAGGGATGCATTGGTTTATCACATGACCTGCAGGGGTAGTAGATTCAAGGACGGGCTACAGATAGAGGCTGAGATCCCACTTCCCGATGGTACTATTTGGTACAAGCCAAGAGACTCGGAGGAATACAAAGCCCTCCGTACAATCAAGTTCAGAGAGTGGTGGAGGAAGTGGGGGTGTAATGTGCTACACGATGATAACCTGCTGCCGATTGTACCTCCCAAGTATGATATTGGCTTCTATGTAGCGAACTGTATGCAAGCCATGCTCAATGCCTTAGAGCCGTGGTGTAGCACCTTGTACACTGACTATGAGTGGCATGATTACATCACACAAGAACAGCCTAATACCAAGTTCGACTTATCCAAGAGGGTTGTGTCGTGCTTGAATAGACCTACCAATGATATCGTTGTCTACTTTGATGCATCAAAGCTAACTGCAGAGAGCATGCAGATCATCCAGCAGCTGTCTCAGATTATTGCTGATAGTGGTGCACCTGGGACATTCAATCTAGATATCTTCCAGATTACCATTAACCGGATGGTTGAACATCAACACGAACTAATCAAATGCAATACTACCTCATCCTCCCCGGCGACAGTGAAGGAGATTCTCTAAATGAAGCTAACCTACTAGGTGAGCAGAGCTTTGGAGTACTATGGGCTGGTTATGGACTCAAGGTGCTAATGACCATGGTAGATAAGCAGCCTGAACTACTTACTCACGTCCAGATTAAGGGGGAGGATGGCAAGAATTATACCATAGAACAATTCCTAGACACCGTACGTAACCTACAGATCCGATCAAGATGACTATGTATGGGAAAGCACCGATGATGAAGATCGTGGTATTATCCGGGGAATCAGATCCCCAATCCTACTCAATACAGGTTATTGATGAAGGTCGGATACTGCGGACTGAAAAGGCCGAGGGTCTTACTGAACGTGATAGGATTGTGTGGTGGTTAGCTGACCTATACAACACTCCAGACATCGAGCTTCGTACCGATGCAAATCTTCAACCAGATCTGGAGTTCAAGTTCAGCGAGATACCATCCATCCCAGTGCTGCAAGAGGAGGATGCAACTAGCTTCTTTGAGTCAGAGCAGCAGATGGTATATGATCGCATAGTTCAAGCTGTATCAGAGGGGATTAACACCAAGCGGCCGTTCATCAGATTGTTCGAGCTTAATGGTACTGGAGTGTATATCACCTCCCAAAGAGCTACCTGGTCTAGTGGACTAAATCAGGCATTGGACTTCTTCCTTGCACTTGAGGACTATGAGAAGTGCAGCACCATTAAGAGGTTGTTAAAGAGGTTGTAATACACCCCCGTTATGCTTAGAAGGAGTAGGACCAAGGTACTGCTGCAGAGTCAAATTGAAGCTGCAATGAGGGTCACACGATCCAACATGGCAGCCGCTGAGTATCTACGGGTCAGCTACACACTGTACTGCAAGTTTGCTAAGACCTACAAGAATAGTCAAGGGCTGACTTTGTTCCAAGCTCACAAAAATCAAGCAGGAAGGGGTATCATTAAGGGAATGCCATCTCCCACTAGGTTTAGTCTGGATGACATCCTACTAGGAAAGCACCCTCAGTATCCACTAGAAAGGTTGTTTCAACGTATGGTGGTTAGTGGGTATATTGCCGAGCAGTGTAACCACTGTGGTTATGCCCTCAAGAGACCTACTGATCAAAAGACACCACTAGTGATGCATCCTATAGATGGTGATAAGACCAACCATCGACGTAGTAACCTAGAGCTATTGTGCTACAACTGCTATTTCATGCTGGTGGGAGATCTGAGAACGGTTAAGAAGGTGTACGACAGGCCTGAACACGAGTTAGAGAAGGAGCGACAAATGCTCTCCAACCCTAGTGGCACTAACGACTTTGAGATCCTATCCGATGAGGAGAAGATCAATCTAATCAAGAGTCTAGCCAGCCATGGTTAAGCAGGTAGCTCGCAGTATTAGGGGGTTAGAGAGGCGAGTGATCCCCAACTTCAGGAACCACTCCGCCTACAAGGTGTTGTGGTTTATTGTGATTGGGTTACCACTATTATTGCTATCATCAATTGAGTACTCAATGGGTTGGATAGCCAGGATGCTGCAACCTAAGAGTGAGATACAAACCAAGCTACATAACATACTCAACGGCTGGACTAACCTAGCCTTCCCAGATCCTAAGGTGGAAGCCTTGGCTACTAAGAGAGCTTCGATATGTGCACAATGCCCAGCCGCTACCTTCTCAGGTACTGCGTATGCGGTGGTTGTAGATAACAAGACCTCGATGATACGGGGGATGAGCTGCTCAGACTGTGGCTGTCCTTTGAGTACTAAGGTGAGAGCGGTGGATGACAGTTGTCCTAGACAAAAGTGGTAATAGCATGGCAGGTTACGGATTGGTAGTTTATGATGATGATGATATGGCACTAGACGAAGCAGCTAAGCTGATGTCTATTGTGCTGGGGTATGAGATGACCCAAGCTAGCAGCTGTGCATTGCTAGTACAGCAGAGAGGAGAGTACCTAGTCAAACGATACAAGGCCTCGCAGAAGGTGGAGGCTGAGGCGTGTGTTAGCACCTTCTCCAATAACGGCATACCTTGTGAGTTAATTCGCTTGTAGCTGTTGCAGCGCTGGTCAAAATTGAGTAAGTTGAAACAAACCAACACAACAACAGGATGTATTTTACAGTATCAATTAAGGTCAAGTACGAAGATGATAAGGGAAGGGTTAAAAGCAGAACAGAGCGCTATCTGGTAGATGCTGTATCTGTTACTGACTCCGAGGCCATGGCAACTGCCTACATGGTGCAGCTAGGTGAGAAGGACTTTGAGATCAGCTCCTCCAGCCAGTCCAAGATCATTAGTGTGATCATGTCTGAGGACCAAGAATCTAACACCTCAGCTTAAGATGTGGGAAGGTAATTCCATCCAAGAGCCTAGGCTCAAGACCACACCAAGTCTGAGTACTCCCTCTTCCTGGCCACTAGAGGTCTTCTATCAGGCAGTGACACCACAACACATCATAACCCTCAGGGAAAACCACCCCGAGATCGCTAAGGACTATGAGAACTTAATGCTACAACAGTACATCCTGTTCAGCAAGAAGATGCACGACTATGGTACTGGCAACATTGCAGTAGGCACTAAGCTAGAGACCCCCGAAGAGGTTAAGCTCGCACTAACCGGTCTGTACTTTAGGATGGGTGATAAGATCAATAGGCTCAAGCAGTTAGTAGCTCTGAACAAGTCCCCACAAGTTGCAGGTGAGAGCGTTCAGGACACCTTCCAGGACCTCTCGGTGTATGGTATTATTGCACAGATAGTTCTGAACGGTCAGTGGAAGTGATTGTGTACCTGTTGCCTATTTAAGTTAGTTGGCGTATATTTGCCTCTCACAAAACAACAGACAAACATGAGCAAGAAGTGTACAGTATGTGGAGTTGAGATCCCTGCAGGTCGAGTTAAGGCACTTCCCTCCACTTCCACTTGTGTCAACCACTCGCAGACCGATCGCTATATCGGTAATGTGGTTTCAATTGGGGACCCGGAGGCTGGTGATGCCTTCCAAGAGTTCGATATCGTTCGCACTGCTGAGGCTAAGAATCAACTACGACACTACAGTACTCAACTTGGTAGCTACAAATAAGCCACATGCCAGGCTACAGGTTAGTCTCATTCGCCCCCCACTACGATTTCACCCGGGTGGGGGGTGGCCACTTCAAACTCAAACTAGAGACTGAGGATGGATATGAGTTGTACGATCTAGGATTCGTTGAGCTGCTGGAAGATAGACTTAAGCACGATGAAGGGTTGTTCAACTACATCGGAGAACATCATAAGCAGAATAAGATTTCGGATGTAATCAAGGACCTGTACAGCTTGGGAGCTCCGTTGGAGGAGTGGATCAATGACTATATGATAGAGTCTAGAGCAGATCTCAATCCAAAGCTATTTAGTGCTCTGATGAACTTCTACAACAATCTAATACGAGTTGAGAGTTCTGGCAGTGCATCCCCCCCACCTCAAGATAGTGAACATGAACCCACTTAATAGTCCAATGCAATCGCTCCTTCCACCTGGCAAGGATCCGATGGTACCTTTGTTTGCGTTGATCCTTCTGATCCTGATAGTGCTATGGTAGATCTACCTGACACCATACCATCACCATTTCCTCCAGCAATCATAGAGACTGTCTCAGGTCGTTATCTGATTGGTGGGCCTAAGTGGTACAAGGTGCCTGCAGATTTTACTCTGGAGCAAGCCGAGGCTAGGTGGAGTAGACCGTGGAAGGTTAAGCCTGTGGAAAGCCGCACAGTTCAGGTTGCTAACAGTAAGGGTAACGGCTTCTATGAGGTTAGTATTGGTCCTGCAGGATCATCGTGTACGTGTACGGGGTTTGGCTTCCGCAGAACCTGTAAGCATGTTGACTCGGTGTTAAAGCAAGTGGCTTGACTTTATTTTGGTGCTGGGTTGTGTAATGTATGTTTGTGGACTATTTATGGTGACGAACAGAATGAACTTACCTCAAACACCAACGACCATGAAGAAGTTAATCGTGGTTACAGCTCTTCTAATCAGTAGCATTGTTGCCTTTGGTCAAGCCAATAGGGTCAACATTCAATTAGCCGACTCCACCCAGAGTGTGTGCAAGGTTTTGCTGTGGCCACAGGTAGATGAGACTGCAACTCTATCCAACTTAGTGTTTACTTTGAAGTGGAAGACTAGTGACCAGCTAGCTCTAGGTCAAGCATTAAGTGCTCCAATTCCAGTACGTAGGATTGGTCAACCAGTTTCTCACGGTCAATACACATACCAAGTATACGTGGGCCTGGGCTTCGATCAATATGAGTTCGTTGCTAACAGACCAGATACTGTGGTGATTGATAAGACAGGCCAGGGTGAGGTCACTATTGCAGATGACCCATTCAGCAATTCGCTGGAGTACAATGGTCAGTACTATATCTCAATTGGTGGGTACGATGTGACTGGTGATGTGATCAAGCCAACAGTTAATCGCCCAGATCGACCTCGCCGAGTTGAGTACAACCTATACTACGATCCAGGCACTCAACAAGTGTTAATCGAGCATAATGGGGTGTACACTACAACACTAAACCAACGTGTGGAGGTGATAGATAAGTCAAAGCTTCGATTGATCCGCTAATGACTATCCGAGCAGCATTAGTAGTATTACTGGCAGCTATTGGACTAAGCTCGCAAGCTCAGAACAGTAGCTGCCAAACTGCTGTTCCATACATCGACAACTACTGCATGATACTATCCCCAGCCTCTGCTGGGCCGATAGCCCGATGCTACACATTCACTTCACCATTAGACTCAGTATACTTTAACTTCGTATCATTTGTTCCTCAAGGAACTTGTGCCGACGCTCTGAGCTGGTATGAGTTGTATGATTCCACCTGCACCTTAATCACTTCAGACACCATTGGTGCTTTTGGGGGTTTAACCCCGGGAGGCTCCTATACAATGTGTTATAACATCCAATGTCCAACTGATGGAGTAGTTAACCTGATATGTACATCAGAGACTGCAGCACTACCAGTTGAGTTGCTATATTTTACAGCGCGACCTGGACTAAGTGGGGTTGATCTTGTGTGGGCAACAGGATCGGAGCGCAACTGCATGGGCTTTGTTGTAGAGCGTAGTACCGATCTCTCCACCTGGTTAGACATAGGGTTCCTGTCAGGCAACACAAACTCCACCTCCACAAATAACTACACTCTCCCCGACTCTAAGCCAATCAACGGAGTAAACTACTACAGGCTTCGTCAGATTGATTGGGATGGCAATTACGAGACCTTCCAGGCAATTGCGATCATGTGGGGAGATGATCAAATCAATTCACCGTTCCGATTGTACAACGTACTAGGACAGAGTATCAAGCTGAGGTGATAGTTCGAGGAAAAGTTGTATAGTTGTATTATGCAAGTGGAAGAGCCAATTAAGACGGTTGTACATACGCGGGCCGAGTGGAAGAAGGAAATAGGCCGACTTAATGTCCTCAGAGAGCTTAACCAGGTGGGTCTGGTGGGTAAGGAGCCTTACAAGATTCAGCCTCATGAAGTGATCAATGACTGGACATATGTGTTTGTCACCGACGACCAAGATCGAGTGTGTGTAGTGGAGCTTAAGGATTAGGTTATGATACCAGCAGATCAGTTTGATTACATTGAGTGCCCAGCCTGTGGAGAACAAGCTATACAGCATCAACAGCTTGATCCTCCGGAGGAGCAGATCAATTGCAACAAGTGTGGGTACTTCCGTAAGTTCCACATAACCAACCTTAAGGACAAAGACCAACTGTCTGAGTTCGAGTGGATGCCTCAATATGCTATAGTGGAGGAGAGAGGTTTTGGAGGCTACTCGCTAACTCTAAACCACACAGGAGTACAAGAATGTGGTGGCTTTGCAAATAGCGGTAGCCTAGACTACTTTAAGTCTGAAGTTGAGAGACTTGGATCTGAGGTTACTCAGGCGGCCTATACTCAACTGATTGATGGCAAGCTAGTAGAGACTACACTAGTCAACATACCTTACCCAGATTCAGAATGACTAGAGATGAGCTAATAACCCTGCTAGTGGAAAAGCAGAGACTTGGTGAGGAGCTTGTCTACGTCTACGACTACTGGAAGTCAGCCTCCTCTGATAATTCATCCTGGGTGTTTTATCGACCGACGGTTGATGGTATGATGGATGACATAGAGCTATTGTCTGATTGTGTTCTCTACACCCAGAACGTATACTTGAGCAAATCCAAACTGTATACCCTATCCTTTGATCAATTTACTCAATTCATACCATGAACGGCTTCTTTACCTACCAGCTTGAACCAGCACCACCACACGATCAGCTTGATCAGGTTTACCAATCTGGTAGAATACTAGTATACAACAGCGAGAGTGTGGAAGACGAGCCAGTCAGCTTTGGCTTCTATCGAGTCCCATTTGAAGTAGCAGCACACTTCGAGGCCTTCATCGAGTCCTTGGAGACTGACTACCCTATCATGCTCTCAGTGGGTTCAGATACTCAGTGTGTTAAAGCTGCTACTATCGGTAGTAGTGTTGCTGATATTACTTCCGACCTACTACACGAGTCTGATACCTTCCAGCTACCAATCAAGAGTAGGAGGAGTCTAGAACCTGATGGTGAAGAATAATTGACCTAGCTGTTGCATGGTTTTCTACAAAGGCGTATAGTTATCTCAAGCAACTGACAAATGAGCAAGAATTCTCCTATCCGCAGGTACACCCACTTGAAAGAGTGGTTGATGGCAACTGGACGAACGACAAGGAAGCCAAGGCCCACGCCACCTTCCGGACAGCCCTCGCGAGGGCACGGCTCAACAGGGAGTAATACAGACGAGGACTAACAGTCCTTCTCCCCCCAATATACGGATAGGTGGCTGAGTCTGGCTTAAGGCGCTCGTCTTGAAAACGAGAGATCGGTGATGAGCCGGTCCGTGGGTTCAAATCCTACCCTCTCCGCAGTAAAGTGTTCTTCTCTTATTGTTCGATATTGTTGTGGTGCTTGGTACGTTTCATGGACGTGTTAACAAACCAAGCTAAGTGGTAAAATGGTACACATTCAGCCCAACAGTGATATTGCTTCTCTTGTTCAGTGGCAGAACCCTAGTCTTGTAAACTAGTGACATCAGTTCGATTCTGGTGGGAAGCTCCAAAAGCCTTAGTAGCTCAGTGGTAGAGCACTTCTTTGGTAGAGAAGAGGTCCTAGGTTCGATTCCTAGTTGAGGCTCCACGCGGGTGACGCATAAATGGTGGTGCGCCAGTCTTCCAAACTGGAATAGAGTCGGTTCGGTCCCGATCACCCGCACCAATTCCCCAATTTCTGGATCTGTAAGCTACTTATCTTAGAAGGCTCTTAAAGCAATTCTAAGCATGAAGTACTTATTGACTCTATTGACAGGGTTCTTGTTGGTGACCCAATTAACTTTTGGTCAGACCAGCTCACAGACAAACTCAGTTCAGGTTAACGCAGTCACTGCACCTGGGTCAATCACACTCAGCTGGCCAGCATGGTCCGGATCAACTGGCTACACGATCTACCGTAAGCTGAAGTCTGACTCTTCGTGGGGAAGTGCAATCGGCACAACTGCCCTAAACTCATATACCGATAACAGCACTGCACCAGCCACTTACTACGAGTATAAAGTAGTTCGTGCTGCTAGCAACGGTACCGGATATGGGTACGTTGCTTCTGGTAGAGATATTGCCCCCGTAGACTATAGGGGTCATATGCTGCTATTAGTGGACAATGCCTTCACCACTTCTCTGGCGCCACAGCTGACCCAACTAGAGAGCGACTTGGTGCTAGACGGTTGGAGTGTGAGCAGGGTAGATCTAAGCAGATCAGCCTCAGCTTCTACGATCAAGTCAAGTGTGGTGAGTGCGTACAACGCCAACCCCAACCTCAAGGCAGTCTACATTGTAGGTCACCTAGCTGTACCTTACTCAGGTAACCTCAACCCAGATGGTCATGGAGATCACCTAGGTGCTTGGCCTTGCGATGGTTACTACGGCGATGTTAATGGTACTTGGACAGACACAGGCAATCCAGGCAATGCATCTCAAAGCTCCAGGAACTGGAATGATCCCGGTGATGGTAAGTTCGATCAAAGTGACTACCCAAGCAACTTGGAGTTGGCTGTTGGCAGAGTGGACATGTACAACATGACACAGAATGGTGGTGCGTTTGGCTTCTACCAGGGGTTGTCAGAGTCCCAACTACTCGGTAGCTACCTAACCAGAGCACACAATTTCAAGATCAAGCAGTTCACTCCTCAGACCAGAGGAGCAATCTTTGACAACTTTGATGATGTACCTAATCCACTTGCTGGTGCTGGATATAAAGCAATCCCAGCACTAGTTGGATCTAGCAACACTACCAACTTCAACCCCAACACAGCAACTCCGTTTAGTAGCAACATCAACAACCAGAGCTACTTGTGGACTTACTTCTGTGGAGGTGGTACCTGGGTGTCATGTAGCAACGTAGGTAACACAGATCAGTTTGCTGGTAGTAATGGACCTTTTGCATTTGGAGGGATATTCAACATGTCGATGGGTAGCTACTTTGGTGATTTCGACATCACCAACTCCTTTCTAGTTGCTCCGATTGCTGCAGGAGGTTTAACTAATGTGTGGTCAGGGATCCCCAATTGGTGGTTCCACCATATGGCTATGGGCGACCCAATCGCTTACAGCACACTAGTCTCTCAGAACAACGTCAGTGTCTACATTCCCCAGAATGGAGGATGGCAAGGTCAGCCTACAAATAGGGTGGCAATGAACTTACTAGGTGATCCGAGCCTTCGCCAGATCATGGTTAACCCACCCTCAAGTCTGCAGGTATCCAATAGTGGTGGTAGCTGTGCATTCTCATGGCAGCCAGCCGCTGGTGTACTGGGGTATCACCTATATGAGATTGCTAGTACCGGTGTAATTACAAGGTTGACTACTAACCTAGTCACCAACACATCCTACAGCTCTTCAATCCCCTACACACAAGGTAAGGTATATATGGTTCGTAGTGTTGTTCTAGAGACCAGCCCTACTGGAACCTACTTCAACCTCTCGTTAGGTAGCAAGGTTACTGCCCCTGCATCTACTTCACCTCTAGTTCGAGTGTCACCTAAAGTGCTGCTCGATGGCCCCTATAAGGTTGCTCAAGGATTGATGACCGATAGTCTCCGTACCCGCGGTCTTCTTCCTCTATCTCAACCATATACTGGAATGGGTTATGTGCACACTGCCAACCTAAGGAACGAAGTGATCAACTCAACAGTACTACTGCCATCAGGCCCGAATGCTATTGTGGACTGGATCATTGTGGAGCTACGCAACCCAAGCACTAACGTAGTAGTGGGGTCCAGAACAGGCCTACTTCAACGGGATGGAGATGTGGTTGAAATCGACGGTTTCTCCCCGCTAGAATTCGATTTGCCGGCGGCAAATTACAAAGTGGGTGTCAGACACAGAAACCATCTTTCAGCTGTGTTAAACGCATCTATTTCATTGTCCTCAACCACCACTACTGCGAACTTGATCACCGGGACTTTGTATGGTAATCAACCTAGAACAGCCAATGGGACCTTGTGGTGTGGTGATGTTAACTTCAATGGTGCAGTACAGTACACAGGACCCGATAACGATCGTGATCTGATCCTTGTCAATCTAGGAAGTAATCCGCAGGGAGTGGAAGGCAATTATTACAGCAGCAGTGACGTTAACATGGATGGTATGATCAAATACACCGGCAGCGGCAATGATCGAGATCCTATACTAGTAACTGTAGGTGGTACCACTCCAAACAACATTAAACATCAACAAGTACCGTGAAGTCATTCAAGCTAATCTTAACCTCCATCCTGCTGGTGTTGGGTCTAACAGCCCAATCGACAACATATTACGTTTCACCTTCAGGTAACGATAGCAACAACGGCACTTCTCAAAGCACACCTTGGCGCACTATCGCTAGAGTCAACCAATCAGCGTACAGCTATCAACCTGGAGATCAGATCCTATTTCGACGTGGTGGTGTATACTATGGTGAGATCTACCCAGGCACTTCAGGTACCGCCCAAGCACCAATTGTGTTTGCAGACTATGGTGCCGGAGCGTTACCAATAATCAGTGGATGTAAGGAGGTTACCGCCTGGACACAGCATCAAGGTAATATCTGGAAGGCTTCCGTGCCACAGAAGGTGTACCAAGTATACAACCAAAACATAAGAATGATCCCAGCCCGATACCCTAACACCGGGTGGATGCGTAACACACAGGGATCTGGTACTTCACTGCAGAGCAACGATATCACACAACCTTCTGGATACTGGACAGGCGCAAAGGTTACTCTCAGGAGTACTGCTAGCAGTGTCGACACCTTAGTTGTGACCAACCACGTGGGAAGCACTCTGACCTTCTCTACCACACCCCTCAACAACAATCTAGGGGGTGACCCATGGGGTTTCTTCTTTCACGGTAAGCTCAACCAACTAGATGCGGCAAAGGAGTGGTTCTGGGATCCAGCAACCTCTTTGCTCTATCTGTGGCTGCCCAACAACGTTAACCCCAACACAACAACAGTACTGGCATCGGTGTATCAATCTGGAGTGTATTGTGGTTGGATGAGGCACCACTATGTGATCCGCAACTTACACCTCAAGAATGCTTACAACGCTGGAGTTAAGGTTGATGGTGCTAGCAACATAACTGTTGAGGGATGTACACTAGATCAATGCTATCACGGTATCCGTAGCTACGGTAGCTTTAACCTATTCACAAACAACCACATTCAAAACACCTATGCAAGCGGAGTCCTATTGATTGACCACAACACGGTATTTGAGAACAATCAGCTAACCAACATCGCCAATGTGATTGGTGAGGGAGAGAGTGGTTGGGGTTACTTCGGGGCTAGGATCATTGGTCCGGATATCACAGTTCGAGGTAACAGACTAGATAGCATTGGCTACATTGGAATAGGTTGTGGTGACAACCAATTGATTGAGCGTAACGTAATACACAGAGCGAATTGCACTCTCAACGATGGAGCTGGTATTGCTCTGGACAATGCGGACGGCCTGACCATTCAAGACAACATCATCCTAGACTTCATGACTGGGTTGGATGGATCGGCTACCAATCTACCACACTACCAACCTCTAGGTGTAGGGATCTACTTTGGCAACATCTCAATCAAGAACACTACAGTACAACGTAACACTGTGGCCAATAGTCCTGGAGTGGGTATCAACGTGGATCACACCATGGTGTCAACTGGCCTTGTGATAAGGGACAATGTGATGTTCAATAACCAGATTCAGATGTCTGTCTCTGATTACTCCAATTACAACGGACCTGGAGCTACACCACCTTATTATGTCCCAGTATACAATGACATCTATGAGAACAACACCCTATACTGCCTGGCGGATAGTCAGCTATGCATGAGGCAGTTCCACTGCTATGGTCAGACTCCAGTTGACTTTGGTACCTACAGCGGCAATCGTTATCACAATCCCTACAATGAGCTAAGCTTGATGGTGTACAACCTCAACTATGGTGGCCGTAAGTATTACACTCTGGAAAGGTGGCAAGCCGATCGCCACGAAGACTTGAACAGCACAAGGAGCACTATGCGGTTGAACTCATATAGCACCGTTGCTGAGTTGACTAGCAACTTAACTCCAAGTGGTCTGTTCAACACCAACCTAGGAGGGTGGCCAAACAATCTATGGCCTACTAATGGTATCCTAAGCTGGGTCAACAATCAACTGGATCAAGGGGCAATGTCGGTCAATCTACCTAACAACAACATCTACCCCACATTATCTACTCGCAGCCCAGAGATCTTCTCCCTACAATCACAACAATGGTACCGCTTAGGGTTTAGCTTAATCAGTCCTAATCCAGGTGACATGATCATTGGGATCAAGGGACAGTCCCAGTTGAACAATCCCTACACTCTATTTGAAAGACAGGTGCCGTTCAGCCCAGAGAGAAGGGACTTGACTCTGTACTTCAAAGCACCTATCACAGACCAGGCTACGGTGCAGATCATCAATCAGTACACAGAGCCAGTGTACACAATTGATAACATCTCGGTACACAAGGTTGATCGACAAGCAATCAATCCCCTAGATAAGCAGATACTAGTAATCAACGAGCTACCTACAGTGCAAGTGATGCCTTTGGATGGAGGGTGGATGGATCTAGACCAAATGCTGCATGTTGGATCAATCTCAGTTAATCCGTATAGTTCAGTGATTCTGATCAAAGTGGACACTATCCCCACCAACTACCTTAGCATAAGGACACTACTAGAAGGTCCCCTAGATTGGTCTACAGGATTGATGCGCTGCGATCTCTCTATACCTGACACACACCCCTACACAGATTGGGGTAACATAAAGGACGCTGAAGCAATCTCCATTCCACTAGACTCAGTAGTGGACTGGGTGTTGATTCAGTTGGTTTCACCACAAGATCAGATCCTTGAGAGTCACGCCCTACTACTAAAAGCTACCGGTGACATAGTTGATCCTCGAGGTACTAACATGATTCAGTTCATCAACAGTGTTGCTGGTAATAGACTAGCTGTCCGCCATAGGAACCACCTAGGGGCTATGTGTAATACACCTCTTACTGCAGGTCAGATGGTGGACTTCTCAAGCCCTTTGACACAATTGTATGGTTCAAATGCAGTTAAGACTAGCAGCGGAAGGTGTGCTCTCTGGGCTGGTGATGTGAACCACGATGGTAGAATCAAGTACACAGGTACACAAAATGATCGCGATCTGATCCTAGTTAGAGTGGGGGGTACTCCAAATCAAATCTCAGTAGGGTACTATGATGAAGACATCAACCTCAATGGTTCAGTACGCTACACCGGCAGCGGCAATGATAGGGACCCCATCCTAGTCAACGTCGGGGCCACAACTCCAAATGGGGTTAAGGTCGCTCAACTTCCTTATTAAGGTTGTTGGTTGGCTTGGATTTTTGTTGTATGTTTGATCAACGTGAGGATGCTGCTGATGAATCACGGTGGGCACTGGCTTACGGTATATACTGTGCTCTTAGTACTAAATGCAATCTACTCAATAACCTGATCCATCTGAAGTCCGATTAATCTTCAACGGTTTTACCAACCAGCTGATACTTATTAGCAACAACCAACAAGTCAAGTGAAACACCTAGTCTATATTAAGCACGATCAACCTAAAGCCAGCTGTTGGTTTAGGGTTGAGCGCAGCTTAGGCAATCAACCGCTAGATCAACATAATAGGACTGGGTATCTCTGAGCTACCAACAACACAACACACCAGAGAGCCCAGTCCACAAGACTGGGTTTCTCGCTTTAGTACACAACGGTTCATAACTTAAAATCAAAACAAAGGGTCAAAGTACACAATGGATGGCTTATCTTTGACAAAAGAGTTCTTTGAAATCAGCACACACCTTTAGAGTTCGATCATACTTATCTGTATGATTACAATGAAGGTTTGTCCTAAATGCAATACACAACACTCAAGACCGGGTAGGTTTTGTGGCCGATCTTGCAGCAATAGTCGATCCTGGACCATATCTGACCGCCTCAAGAAGTCTGAGGCAGCTCTAACCAGTCCCCATGTGCAGAGTGCTTATCAGAAGCGAGCTCAACCAAAGGAAGCTCGAATTTGTGTAGGCTGTAGTCTCACCTACTATGTGAGACCAAATTCACCATCACGCTTCTGCTCTCGCACCTGCTTTCATCAAAATGAACACGTCCGTATCTGGACCAAAAAGGCAGGAGGTTATAGGCTAGGTTCAGGAAGGGGAAAGTCGGGTTGGTTTGAGGGAGCCTACTATGACAGCTCATATGAGCTAGCTTTTGCTCTGTATAACAGAGATCAGAACTTAGGCTATGTAAGAAATACAACACAATTTGACTTAACACAAGTTCAGTACATACCTGACTTTGTTCACGCCACGACCGGCGGTTATGTTGAGATTAAGGGCTTTGTCACTGACAAGGATAGGCTTAAGTGGAGTTTGTTTCAACCTCCGTTGCTGGTTCTGACTAAAGTAGAATTAGAGCCTGTATTTGACTATGTACATAAAAAGTACGGTCCAGACTTCATTCAGCTCTATGAGGGAGAGTGTCCAATAACAATTAAAAATAACACATGCCAGGTGTGTGGAGATTTGTGCAAAAAGGTGTATTGTAGTAGGAAGTGTGCTGGTAAGGGAGTCAGCTCCCAAAAGAGATAGTCCCGTGGACAAGTGGTTTAAGTCGTCTCCCTTTCAAGGAGAAGAACGCAGGGTTCAAATCCCGCCGGGATTACAACAAGAAAAGAAAGTTGAAGATAGCGTTGCAAAGTACACAACTAGTAGCGTATCTTTGACTCTCTAAGAAAGACAAGTGAGGAGGATAAGTAGTGAGAGAGGTTCTTTGACATATTGATGCCAAATAGAGGGGTCCAATGAGAATTGGTACCCCCTTACGGAAGGGTACTCAAGCCCGGTAAAGAGGAGAGCTTGCTAAGCTTTTAGGTCCTACTAACAATAGGGCGCGTGGGTTCAAATCCCACTCCTTCCACAAAAGCAGTGGGCAACTAGTGTAAGGGACGGCAATCCCTGTCAACGAGTTGATGCTGCACTTCGAAAGGAGCCCTTGCCGGGGCTGCAAAGTAGGAGTTGTTGTACTCATCTAATGGACTAGGATTCCCCCGTCTAGGGGGCCATGTGGGTTCGAGCCCCACGTACGAACAAATTGATCTGGGTCTCTGTCAGAGACTAGTCGGTGCACCGATGATTCAAAAGGGTATGACAACCTAGTGCACAAACACCTCCATAGCTCAATTGGTAGAGCTGCGCCCTCTTAAGGCGAAGGTCGCAGGTTCGATTCCTGCTGGAGGTACTAGTTAGGGGCCCGTAGCTCAATTGGCGGAGCGCTGCTTTTGCAAGGCGGAGGATGAGAGTTCGAATCTCTTCGGGTCCACGTAGGGTTTGTAGGTTAGCGTCGCCATTGTAAACCTTCTGACAGCTCGGAAAGACGAGCAATCTAGGGGTGTAGACCAATTGGTAGGTCACTTCGTTTGGGACGAAGATATCTTGCGGGTTCGACCCCCGTCACCCCTACCACATTGTCGGGTAGGCTAATAGGCAGGCCAATAGATTTTGGCTCTATGGATGTTGGTTCAAATCCAGCCCCGACAACACAGTACTAAGGGCGCAATGTGAGGTCCCTGAATTTGCAACAAAACACCCGCATTGACAAGGCTGGAGAGACAGCCCTATGGGAGGATGGCACAGCGGCGACTGCCCCAGACTGTAAATCTGGTATACCACACGGAGGTTCGAGTCCTCCTCCTCCCACCCCGATAGGAGATTAGACTGGCACTCTGATCCTGCCTGCAGCAGTAGTTTAACGCCAAACAATAGAACAGTCGGTATGGGACTTTAACACAGTGGTCTGTGTGCTTGTCTGAAGAACAAGAAATGTGTGGTTCGATTCCCACAAGTCTCACATGAAGTGATCTAGGTAGAAATCCTAGCCAACCAGATGCGCAGTGGTTGTTCGCCTAACAGTTAAAGGCCCTTCACACCTATTGAGGGTTCCTACATCATGACGACCTCGACGGAGTGTGGGTGTGGGATATTCAGATGGGCCTCTTATCTTTCTATGGTTCTAGAGCCTAGAGACTAAAGCCGATCAGATACTGAACCATCCGCGGAGGCTGGGGAGGGCCTGATGATATCAT